GACTTATATAACAAGGAGAAAGAAAATGAATGAAGCAAACGCAATAAACTTTGAAGATGATCAATTGGAGGGAGTGAATGACTCTGGACTCCTTAGCATCGCGGATTGTTGTCAAAGATTGGTCGATCTTGAGAACGAAGCATCCACCCTCGAAGATCAATTGAAGCATATAAAAGAAGAAATGTTAAGTATTAGGAACGAAAAAATACCTGCTATAATGCAAGAAAAGAACTTGACACAACTTAAATTAAATGATGGTAGCTCCATCGAAATTAGAAATTTTTACGGAATTAGTGTGCCAAAGGATCCTGATCAACGGGCAACGGCATATCAATGGCTTCGTGACAATAACTTAGGCGATATTATTAAAAATGAAATATCGGCTAGGTTTGGTCGTAACGAAGACGGAAAGGCATTGGAGTTTTCCAAGTTAGCCACCGCCAATGGGTATGAGGTTCAACAAGATTTAAAAGTTGAACCCATGACCCTTAAAGCAACTCTTCGGGAACTGCACGAAAAAGGTGCGGATCTACCACCTGAAGATATTTTTAAAACGTTTGTTGGTAGGCAAGCAAAAGTAACAAGGAAAAAATAACAATGAATAAAGTACAAAAAACAACGGACAACGCTGTAATGACTGTCGATGCAAATATGTTTATGGCAGATGCTAAAACACAGAGCGGTCTTGAGAACGTTAGTTCCACCGATGATCTGGCACTTCCATTTTTGAAAGTGTTGAGTCAACTCTCTCCACAGTGTAACAAGACAAGTAATAATTATGTTGAAGGTGCAGAACCTGGCATGATTTATAATACTGTCTCAGGTACATTAGCTGATGGAGAACAAGGTATTAATGTAATACCTTGCCACTATAAACGTGAGTTTATAGAGTGGGGCGAACGCGGTAAAGGCAGCGGTGCACCAGTAGCAATCCATGGTTCTGATTATGATATTAGTCAGGCACCAAGAGACGCTAACTTTCAAAACAGATTACCTAATGGTAATGTGATTGACGAAACAGCTAATCATTATGTGTTGGTAGTTAGTGAAAATGGTTATGAGCAAGCGCTTATAACTATGAAAGCTACGCAAAGAAAAGTTTCACGTAAGTGGAACTCCATGATGCTTGGTTTAAAGATGCAAGGTAAGAATGGGCCGTTTACGCCTCCTTCTTATAGTCACGTCTATAAGCTAAAAACTGTACCACAGTCCAATGCAAAAGGAACGTGGTTTGGTTGGGACATACAAAAAGTTGGTCCTGTTACAGATAAGGGGACATACGATGCAGCTAAATTGTTTTCACAAGGTGTAAGCAAGGATACTGTAAAAGTGTCTCACGAAGAAGAAGCTCAAGCAGCAACTTCATCGTCATACTAAATACTAGGGCGGCTTCGGCCGCCCTTTTAATAAAGGGGCAGAAATGGAACAGAAATTTATAGAGATATTTAGTGGTTTGAATATTGCCTACGGCAAATTTATACCTGAAGATAAAAACGATGCAGGTAAACTGCAAGGTAAGAATCAAATTATAAGACAACCTGAAGGTTTGTCAGAACAGTTATGGACCGATCATTTAAACGGTACGACTAGTCTTGGTATTATTCCAATAGATGAAAACAATGAATGTCGTTGGGGATGTATTGATATTGATAGATACAACGGTTTTGATCATTTAAAATTAATTAAAAAAATTAGAAAACATGGACTACCTTTAATTGTATTTAGATCAAAAAGTGGTGGTGCACATGTTTTTATGTTCTTCACTGTCCCTGTGAAAGCGAGTCTCGTGCAATCTAGGTTAAAAGAGTTTGCGTCTTTTTTAGGTTGTGCGGGCTCAGAAATATTTCCAAAACAAGTAAAATTATTATTGGATAAAGGACAAACAGGAAATTATTTAAACTTACCATATTTTAACGGAGATAAAAGTACACGGTATGCTTTAGATAATGAAGGTAACCCTTGTAGTTTAGAGGCGTTCTACAGTATGCATTCAGTTTATGCACGACCAAATGCGGACGAAGAGTTTTTAAAATTAGAAGATTATTTTGTTGAAGGTCCGCCATGTTTAAATACTTTATATCATAATGGTGTGCCGGAAGGCGGTCGCGATGAAACAATTACTAACGTTGCAGTATTTTTTAAAAAGTCTGGTAAGTCAGAGTTTTTAAATGATTTACTAAACGCTAACAAAGAAATGTGTGTACCACCTCTGTCGGAGGATGATGTACAAAAAATAGCACAGTCGGTCAGTAAAAAAGAATACGACTACGCGTGTAACAAAGAACCTTTGGCTTCTAATTGTAACAGAAGAGAATGTTTTAAACGTAAGTTTGGTAAGGGAGAAACTGATTTAGATGTTGCTCCAACAGGACTTGAGAAGTATGGGTCAGAACCGCCGTTATGGTTTCTGTCTTTAGACGGAGTTACTAAACCTTTGGAACTTGAAACAGAAGACTTGCAGAATCAAATAAGATTTCAACGACGATGTATGGAACAGATAAATGTAATGCCTAAAATTATTCCTGCACCAAGATGGACTGAAAAGATAGGTGCAATACTTAGCAATGCAACGCAGACTCCTGTTAAAGGTGTAAGCAATACAGAACAATTTATTGAATACTTAAAAGAATGGTGCACTAACAAAGGAGCTGCGGAAACAAAAGAAGAAATAGCATTAGGTAAACCCTGGTTAAACAGAGAAGCTAACAAAGATCGAAAGCATCATTTCTTATTAAAAGATTTGGAAGATTTTTTACAAAAGAAAAAGTTTACTGTGTTTCATAGGAACAAAATGGTTCGTATTATTGAGCAAGAGTTAAAAGGAGAAAAGAAAACTATACGCATGACAAAGTCTGACGGAGACGTATTTAAAAGAGTTTGGGCAATACCAGAGTTTGTAGATGAGATGGAAGACGTACTAACAGAAACTCCTGATATGAAAGAGAAAGAATCTTACTAGTGGCAAAGGTAATAAAAGTTTTAGGCCCGCCGGGCACCGGCAAGACAACAACTTTACTTGACTACGTGCAGACAGAAATGGAAAGTGTGCCAATAGAAAAGATTGGTTATTTTTCTTTTACTCGTAAAGCTGCAAACGAAGCACGCGATAGAGCTATTGAAAAGTTTGGTTTAGATAAAAAAAGTTTTAAATGGTTTTCGACATTGCATTCTTGTGGTTATCATTCTATTGACCAAGAAGGACGAACTGTTATGGGCAGACCGCAGTTTAAATCTTTTGCAGAAAAGATAGGTCTCAAATCAAAATTAGTTATTGATACTGAAACAGGAATGTCTGACAACATTTATCTTAACCAACATAATTTAGCACGTGCACGCGGTATACCATTAGAAGAACATTATAGAAAGTATGTTGATACAACGTTAGTTGATTGGAAGTATCTAGAACATTTGTCAACGGCCTACGAACAATTTAAAGAAGTAAATAGATACATTGACTACGCTGACATGTTGTACGAAGCAGTTAACGAAAACTTGTTGCCCATACTTGATGTAGTGTTTATTGATGAAGCACAAGACTTAACGCCTTTGCAATGGGCAATGGTTGAACATTTTGCAGAAACATCTCAACGTTTATATTTAGCGGGCGACGATGACCAAGCAATTTACAGATGGCTTGGTGCAGACGTGGAACGATTTATAGAATATCCTGCAGAAGAAATAGTTTTACCAAAGTCATACAGAGTTAAAAAAGAAGTGCAGGCATTTGCTCAACAAATAATTGGTGTAACTAAAAACAGAATACAAAAAACTTGGGATCCTCAAGAAGAAAATGGTGTTGTTAAGTACCACCAAACTATTGATAGTATTGATCTTTCTAAAAACAATTGGTTATTGCTCGGAAGAGATAAATTTATTTTAAATAAACTAGAAGAAGCATGTCGCAATCAAGGGCTGTGGTATGAGAAACAAGAATATAAAAATATAGTTAAACCGATTGCGCAGCGAATGTTTGATGCAGTGATTGGTTGGCATGAGTTAGCTAAAGGAGAAATGGTTGACAAGAAAACAATTAAGAAAGTTTTTTTTTATAAAAAAGTTTCTGACAAATACGAAGAAGCGTTAGAAAAAATGAATGACTCACACTTATATGATTTAGATACGTTAAAAGTTTTATTTGGTCCTTTTAGTGTTGGTGAGTGGCAATACGCACTAGAAAAAATAAACATACAAGATAGAGCATATTTGTTAAGACTTGGATTGGGTGGCGATGATATTACCAAAAAACCACGAATAAAAATTTCAACAATTCATGCTGCAAAAGGTGGCGAATGTGATAACGTATTATTAACAACGGACATGAACATAAAGACATACACTTCATATCAGAAAGATTCTGACGACGAACAACGCGTCTTTTATGTTGGTGCGACTAGAGCGAAAGAAGAACTACATGTACTACTACCACAAACAACTATGCATTTTAGGTTAGCGTTATGAAGAAAAAACACGATCCGGTGAATCACCCATCGCATTATAATAAAGGTGGCATTGGTTGCATTGATGCAATTGCAGCATGTCAAGGTGATGGTTTTAAATATTACTGCCAAGGTTCAGCTATGAAATATTTATGGCGCCACGAGCACAAAGGTAAACCGATAGAAGATTTAGATAAAGCTATTTGGTTTATAAATAAACTAAAGGAGCAGTATGAATAAATTTGTATACAACGCGCCTACTGAGTGGACGCCTAAAGAATATTTTCCTGACTTGTCTAACGAGAAGTTAATATCGATTGACTTGGAGACGTGTGATACGAATTTAACAACTCACGGTTCTGGCTGGGCTACCGGCAATGGTTATGTAACCGGTATTGCTGTAGCTACTGCTGACTGGGAAGGTTATTATCCGATTGGCCATAACGGCGGTAACTTGGATAAGAAAAAAGTTTTAGAATGGTTTAAGGGTGTTGCTAAACTTGATTGTGATAAAGTGTTTCATAATGCGTCGTACGATATAGGGTGGTTAAAAACTCTAGGGATAACGGTCAACGGCAAGATACACGATACTATGATCTCTAGTGCATTGATTGATGAGAATAGATACTCATACACTTTAAATAGTTTAGCTAAAGAAAAATTGGGCAGAACGAAGAACGAAGATTTATTGATTAGAGCAGCT